GAGAGAGATGCGCGGGAGAGAGCAGTGGCGGGGGGGGGGGGGGGAGGCGGAAGGACGAGGGCTATCAAGGAGTACGTCCGTACACACCCGGACAGCATCTTAATAGAGGCTACGATCAATACGTCGGCAAAGAGCCTTTTTAAAATTTTAGCGGCCGAGCTTGGGATAGAGAGTAAGGGGTGCATCGACGATCTGATCCGTCGTAGTGCGGCCGAGCTGAAAAAGCTCAGCAAAACGATCATTATAGACGAGGCGGAGCACCTTCCGTATCGTGCACTGGAGAGCTTAAGAAGGATGCACGACTTTAGTCGCGCGCCGCTAGTGCTTGTTGGTACGAACAAACTACAGCTAAATTTGACGTCTTCACGAAGCGGTGATGCCTTAGAGCAGCTCAGCTCACGCGTCGGTAACAAATGGATATTGGGCGGCTTAAGCTATCTAAATGATGATAATCAGATTATATCAGATGATCTGAAAGAGGTTTGCAAAAGCTTCGGCGTAGAAGATAAGGACTGTGTAGAGCTGATAAAAAGGCTTGCAAAGGGAAATTTCAGAAAAACCGAAAAGCTTTTAAGGCGCTCGAAGATGCTTTGCGAATACGGCGGCGGCACGATAAACGAAGACGTAGTAAAAGAAGCCACGAAGATGCTTTTGTTGTAATAGTTGTAATGGTTGTAAGGAGTAAAAAATGAAAATTTCAAAAGATACAAATATGAAAATGAGCGATCTAAAAGCTTGCAAAGATGAGATCATAATCGCCCACTCATTCATTCTATTCAAGACCCCGCGGGGCTGGATCGCAAAGATGAGAAAGCGCGAGAGCATAACGGTGCCGATCCCGCACTTCCGCCGCGGATTTGGAACGATCTGGAGCTAAGGCTTTGATTTTAAATGGCGCCCCGGGCGGGCGTCTTATAAAGTCAAAGTCAAATAAAGGAGCGGATATGAAATTTCCAAAAGAGCTTGAAGCCAAACGCACCAAGTGCATAGTATACACCCGCGTGATGGGCTACCTGCGCCCGGTAGAAAGCTTCAATATCGGCAAGGTAGGCGAGCATAAGCAGCGCGTGCTATTTGAAGAGAAGAAAGATGTCGCTAGTACTAAGTAAGCGCGAAAGCGCAAGAGCCCTAAAAGATGATGCCGACGCCAGCTATAAAGAGCTTGCGGCAATATTCGGCATCAGCGTAGAGCGCGTAGCTGCTATAGAGCGGGCAGCGCTTGCAAAGCTCAAGCATCCTAGAAATCGTGAGAAGTGGATGGCGATATTTGAGACTATCGCAGAGATAGAAAAATGCAGAGCTCAAAGACTCGGCAGCGGTTGGAGCCTGAAAGGAACGAAGAGTTGAGGCTGAAAGATCTAATCAATCTAAGCGCCGAAAACTACAGCGCGAGCTCACTTCGCGAACTACATGCAAAGATGAGCGCCGCAGTACCCTCCGCAGTAAGCGTAGGTTTGCGCTCGGTGCGTCGCGACGAGATAAGAGACGGGCAGCTTGTAAAGGGCTGGGCATTTTACGTGAGCTTTTGCTACGGGGATAAAAAGCCTTGTGCCGAAATCGCGAGCTTCGGTAGGCTTCACATCTGCGCCGATGAGACGATGGCAGAAAGCCCGTATATCGGGAAAATTTTAAAGTATTTACAAGGAGCGTAACGTTTATCAAGCTCTTTTAGCAAGAGCCTACATAAGCGCTAAAGCTTAAATTTTAAAAGAAAGGAGCAAAAGATAATGGACAAACGAACGGCAAGGCTGGTATTTGTAAGCTCGCCGTATGCAAGTATCCCGTGCAAGCATGAGCGAGATCGCGACTACTATGCCCGCAAGCTTGCCGAGCAGGCCTGCGCCATCGTGCGCGCCAACGGCTACGAGCCTATATCGCCCGTGCTTGCATGGATGGGGGTGTATAGCGAGCTGGAGCGCGAGCGAATAATGAAAAACTGCGAGGAGCTCCTCTCGGTATGCAGCTACTACTACTTTTTTGCCTGCGAGGGTAGCGAAAAGAGCAAGGGTATGGCTTATGAGCGAGAGCTTGCAAGGCAGCTCGGCGTGAGAGAGCTAAAATTTAGTCTTTTTGACGAGTGAGGAGAGCATGGTGCGGATCGTAAGAAAAGGGAAATCAAGCCTTCCGATCTGCTTACGATACGGCTACGTGCTGAGTTACAGCCTAGCCAAAAAATTTAAAATTTTAGGAGGAAAACCATGGAAATCAAAAGTTTCAGCGATATCGACATCGCGCTAAAAAAGGTGTGCGAGCTAAGTGTAGGCATCGAAAAGATTAACGGCGAAGTAACGCTTGAGTGCAACCGCATCAAAGAAAGCAGAAAGGCTGAAGTTGAGCGGCTAGAGAGCGAGAAAAACTATATCGAGCAGCAAATTACGTTTTTTTGCGAAGAGAATAAACACGAATTTGCCGAAAAACGATCGAAGGAATTTACCTTCGGCGAGATCGGCTACCGTCTCACAAAAAGCGTAAACCTACCGCGCATAAAAGCTAAAGTGGAAAGCCTGCTAAAAGCGATCAAAAGCTACGGACTGGCCAAAGAATGCATTATATACGAGGAAAAACCCAATAAAGATGCGCTAGCCGAGCTAAAAGACGAGGATCTCGTAAAGCTGGGGCTAACAAGAACCGTAAAAGATAGTTTTCGCATAGTGCCGAAAATCGAAAGTTTGGAGGTAGGGAAATGAAAGAAAGCGTGTTTCAAGGCCTGTGGCATAACTTTAAGGGCTTAAGAGACGGCAAAAATAGGCTTTTGCCTAGATTTGTAAGGCGAGCGAAGTTAAGAATTCGCGTTAAAGGGCTTTAAGCCCTTTAACAAGCCTTTTAATCGGCTTTAAAGGCTTGTTAAAGAGTTTAAAGGATAATGATGACGTTTGCTACCATTTTCACCGGCATAGGCGCAGCGGAGTTTGCAGCTCGTGAAGTATTTGGCGAGTACGATATGGCTTTTGCTTGCGAACTGGATAAATTTGCAAGACAGAGCTATATGGCGAATCACGAAATAGACGAGGATAAATTTCACCGCGACATAAAAGAGCTTGACGCCAAGCCATATGCAGGCAAAGCGGATATTCTCATCGGCGGATCTCCTTGTCAGGACTTCAGTCTCGCAGGGCTTCGTGCGGGCACGGATGGAAAACGTGGAGAGCTGATATACGAATTTATCCGTATCGTAGATGAATGTCGCCCAAAGGTATTCATATATGAAAACGTCAAAGGCTTTTTGTCGATCGGCAAAGGCAAGGCATATGCCGAATTCAAAATGGCATTGCGTGAGCTAGGGTATTTTTTGCACGACGGCATCATAAACACCAAAGATTACGCCATCGCTCAAAACAGAGAGCGTATTTACATTGTTGGCTTTTTGGATTTTGACGAATATCTGAATTTCGACTTTGCACCAAGAGTTCCTTTGACGACCACTATCAAAGACTACTTAGATGATGAAGTCGATGAAAAATACTATTTGAACGAAGATACTATTTTGGGTATGGTGGAACCGAATGCTTGTTTCAACGGCAAATTCAACCCGAAAGAGACGGACGGATGTGCCGGCACTATCACAACTAACGGCGGGACTAGGAGGACGGACAATTTCATAAAAGTAGCAGGCAGGCTTGACATAAAAGCAGACGAACTAGTAAGGCGAGTATATGATGATAGCGGACTGGCCCCCACTTTGAATACTTGCGGTGGTGGCGGGCAGATCCCAAAGATATTGCAAGCTGCACGAGGCTTCAACAAAGGCTATGAGCTTGAAATTTGTCCTACGATCAGCTCATCCGGATTTGAGCGAAATAATACGCTTGATGAGGGCTATCGCATCCGCAAACTGACACCTAGAGAATGCCTGCGTTTGCAAGGCTTCCCCGAAAGTTTCAAGATAGTCTGCTCAAATACTCAGACATATAAACAAGCGGGCAACGCTATGAGCGTCAATGTCGTGGCGATGATACTGGGGCAAATCAAGAAAGCGAAAGAGGGCGTGAGCGATAGTCTATTTGCAAAGGCGGCGGTATGACGGCTAAACAGCGTATCCATACGGTAAGCTCAATATAACCAAGCTCGCATGCCGTGCTAGACTAAGTCGCGGGTTCGTGGAGCGTGAATTACGGAAAAAGGGATTATGATGGACAATATATTTGAATTTTTAAAAATTTCAAGTCTAAATAAAGACAGCTTTAACGAGAAAATCGAATTTTTGATAGAGGATTTTTTGGTTAAGCGGCTTATTACTTTGATTTATGCCGACGGGGGCACGGGTAAAAGCTACATGGCGTTTGCGCTAGCTAAAAGGCTCTGTGAGGAAAGCCAGAGAGTGTTTTTCATCGATTACGATAATCCCGTCGGGGGGCTAAAGCAGCGCGGCGTGGATAGGCTGTTGATAAACAAATTTCCAAATCTCAGCTACATTCAGCGCTCAAGTATCGAAATGGACGGCTTCGAGCTCGTGATGAAGCTAGAACAAAGTGCGATAGGTAAAGCCTATGAGGGTTGCGTTTTTATACTCGATAGCCTGCGCGACTTCGTGGATATAAATAATGATAACCGCGTAAATAGGCTATTTGGAGCGCTTAAAAATTTGCGTGAAGCCGGGGCTACGATCTTGATTCTGCATCACTCAAATAAGGATGGGCGCAACTACCAAGGCAGCAACCATATTAGAAATTCGCTTGACGTGATGTATCATCTAATCAAGCGCCCGAGCCAGCAAAACGAGTTGAATTTCCTATGCGAAGTAGC